TATTGACTCCCCACCCCCCTACGGTAGCGGCATACCCCTAGTTCCTTCTGGGCAAAAAAAAAGAGGAGGAGCCCGAGCCTTGCGGCTCGAGCCCCTCCCCTCGGGGTTTTAGAGGTCGTTGACCACCTTGCAATTCCAGAGGGCTCGCTTGAGTCCCTCCTTGTCGACGTGCTCCCCTGCTTGAGTGGTGACTTCCACCAATTGGAAGGCACCTCGGCTCTTAGCAACCCACACATAGTCACCTTCGATAGGCATCCCTACCGCTTGACCTTGAGCCACGGATACGAACCATGTCTCCTTCTTCGTGGTGGTATCTGGTGAGTACCACTTGCCACGTGGGATGTCGCCAATTGCCTTCTTGAGGCCGTTGAGCCTCTGTTCCTTTGCTGTTGCCATACTGAGCCCCCCTCCTGAGAGGGCTTGCCTCGGAGACCATCCCCTCGGCACCCACCACCTTACAGAACCCACCGAGAATGTCAACACAAACACCTGTTCGCCCCTCCCACATACCCCCACGTTGCACGTATTCACGCGCAACATCGGTAGCGCAAGAAGGGGGGAGGCTTGCGCCTCCCCCCAACTCCCTTGCTCAACTAGGCAAGAACCTTGGCAGTCCACAAGGACACAGCCAGACCGTTCTTGTCGGTCTTAGCACCCTTGTTCTCCACCAGTTCCACCAACTGGAAAGCGCCTCGTGACTTCGTCACATAGACAACCCGACCAGCCTCAGGCTTACCAGCCACTTGAGTCTCATGGCACTGAATGTACCAAGTTTCCTTCTTGGCTGTAGTGTCTGGACTAGTCCAAGTACCACGCAACAGTTGTTGCTTAGCACCCTCCAGTTGCTTCATTGCTTCTTGGTCTTGCTTGTTCATGATGTAGCACCCTCCTGAGTGCTTGTCAGAGAGACCATCTCGCCGACAACCCCAGCGTACGGCAGCCCAGCCACCCCGTCAAGCGAACGGCTGTTCGGGGGGTCGCAGGCGCATGTACGTATTAGCACGCAACATCGGTAGCGCAACGAGGTTCAGGCTGATAACAAGAGACTACGGGCAGGATTCAGGAGGTTAGGAGGGTAATTGCTGCCTACCCGTAGTCTCTCAGCGCTACTTGCTTGCTTGTCTTGCGTAGAAGAACGCAAGTATCAGGAGGGTTGCTATGCCTGCTCTGATGTACAGTCCAGCACCAGAGCGACTGGCAGCCGTGTCCTGAAGCACAATAAGAGTGCCAATAAGCAAGGCGCTTGGCTCATTGTTCATCATCGCTTTCTCCTAGGGCTTTGAGGGCTTGTTTCAGTAGCGCATTGTATGTCTCAGGGTATTGCTTCCTCATTGCTTGTGGGGCAACGGTGAAGGTGTATTGCGCTTGGACTATGCGCTTGCCTTCTTTGTACAGCACTGCTTCTACGTCCTTGGTATCGCTTGTGTCTGGGTCGTAGTAGTTGGTGACTGTGTCGCCTGTGGGTAGCACCTTGTGTAATGTCACACAGTTGGCTGCGACCATGATGTAGGTGGTCGTGCCTTGCTCTTTGTGGCATGTGATTGAGCCCCATGGTCTTTGCTTCTGGGAGTAGTCGGCAATGATTGCTCCGACTTTGCTCTCAAGGTTGCCTACTGCGTCGTCGTAGGACTCAAAGGTGAAGGGCATTGTCAGTGCTCCACCTGTGTATCCTTCGGCTCGCAGTTGCTCTACTGTCTTGCCTTCTGCGCCTGGTGCTCTGTATGCCTTGTCGGCATCCACATCGTCGATGGGCTGTTGGCTCATCATGTAGAAGAGCACTTGTTCCCCTGTTGGGAGCAAGTTGTCTTCTGTTGACTTCTTGACGATTGTGCGTAGCACCTCCTTTGCTTCGGCTTCTCTTGCTTTGTTGATGCGCTCAGCAGCATCATCTACGATGCTTGCCACCTCGTTCATCAGTTCTTTGTCGTCAGACATAGTTCTTGTACCCTTCCTTTGCTCGTTGGAACTTGCGTATTCTTGGCTTCTTGCCTTGCTGTATCTTGGTAAGCAGACTTGCTGCCTCGTAGGAGTTGGGCGTGATGTAAGCACCGTGGCGCTCACAGAACGACAAGCACCAGTCCCGTAGGTACTGTGAGCATGTGTCATCTGCGCCAGTGACTCTGGTGTCGCTAATCCATACGACAGGCTCATTGTGCTTGCGTAAGGACATTGCGTACTCCAGTGCTGGCCCATCTACACCGTTGTTCCCTGGGAAGTTGGGCAAGCGACTTGTGCGTCTGCCGTTCTGTGCCACTAGCCACATGTTTGCTCCTTGTGGTTCGTAGCCCGAGGAATAACAGATGACCGTTGCGCCTGCCGTTGCTGCCATGATTCTGTCAAGGTCGCTTTCGTCAAACGACATTGAGCCAGAGCAGTCAACTACCACGATGCCTCCCTTGCTACGGGTCTTGCGAGTGAACACCCTCTGTTCTGGGTCGGTGTCCTCTCTGGCAATGAACTTGATGCTCTTGCCATACGGCATGGGTATCAGTTTCCTGCCTTTGCGCCCCGTGTGTGGGAGTGTCAGTGGCATCTTGTCAAGTAGCGCGAAAGCCCAACCGTCAATGCTGGGGATTATCTCTCGCAGTACAGGTTGCCCCTTGCGAGCAATGCGCTTGCCCTCAAGTTTGTCTGTGGATTGGCGCTTGTACTTGTCGCTTCCACGCAGTTTACGTTGCCGTTCTGCTTGGCGCTCAAGTTCTTGCTGCTCACGGTGCTTCTTTCGGGCTTCCGTGGAGTCCACTGACCTCATCAGCATGTCGCAAAGGCTCTGGTAACTACCGTTGGTGTAACGGGTGTTGCCTGTGCCTTGCTTGTTGATGTATGCCCTGATGCGTTGTGCGTGGTAGTTGACGCTACTCCTTGAGAGGTAGTTCTGTGCCACGTTGAGCAAGTCCATGCGCATGTCGTGGTTCGCAATCAACTCCAAGAGTTGTGGGAACGCTGCCGTATTGGCATACGATAACGCATGGGCTAGTGCTGATGGTGGACAGTCCTTGCTGTTGAGCATTGACGCCAAGGGCACAAGGTTGACTGTTCCTATTGTGGGGTCTCCACCGTAGATGTCTTCGTATGCCGATGTTGCGACAAGGCGCTCAGCGCAAGTCACTATCTCCAACGGTATGTCTTTCTTCTTGGCGAACTTGTTCTTATCGACAAGTCCGTAGCGTGAAAGAAGCAAGCCGAAGCGACGTAGTCGCCTGAACTCTGCTCCTTCTGACTCTGGGGCTGAGTACAAGTGGCTCTTCTCTGAGTCCGACATGACAACCGAGATACCGTCAAGAGTCGTTGGCATTGTGCCAGTGGACTCAAAGCGATTGTGCTTGGCTTTCTTGCGAACGTCAAGTGACTCTGGAGCAAACTTGCTCACACCGTACTTGGCTTTAGGCATTAGTGCCTGCCTCAGATGCCACGATGGCGAGTGAGTCCAAGATGGACTCTGCCACCTCTGGGAACACCACCTGTGCTGTGAAGGGCATGTTGCCTGAGCGCTGGTACATGTTGTGGAACTCCACGAAGGAGCGCAACGAGTAACGGTGCTCTGCGTCGCCTGATGTGAAGGTGCTTGCGAGAGTGCGCAAGTACTCTGGCAGTGCCTCAATGGCCTTGGGGTTTGGCACATTGACCTCGCAACGAACAATCATTCGGTCTAGCACTGCTGGCGCTAGGTCTTCTGGTTGTCCGTTCATGGTGGCTACGACACTGAAGGCGCTATGTGGCTTGACCACCTCGCCTGTGTCGGGGTTCTGCCATGAAGCACTTGCCTCTGTGTCAAGCAACATCATGAGTTTGCTCTCAACGTCACCGTTGATGCGATTGACTTCATCAACGACGAGCCTTGCGCCTTCGCGCCATGCCTTGATGCCAACGCCCTCGTACCAGCCGAGAGTGCCATCCTGCTTGCGCCTCCAGAAGCCAATGAGGTCGGCTTCTGTCATCTCTTCGGTACAAGCAAGCCTGTATGAGGCTTTGCCGTTGAGCGCATGGGTCAGACCGAAGTAGGTCTTGCCTGTTCCTGGGAGTCCGTACAGAAGCACTCTGTTTGAGTGCTCCATGGCGAACTCTGCTCTTTGCCATGCTGTGAGTGTTGCTTCTTGCTGTTGGGTATCCATTGTTACTTGTCCTCCTTGGACTGTTGTTTGTTGTTGGTATTGCCTATCTCCTTCTCGCGTTGGCGAGAGAGGTCTTTGTAGATTGCTTCTGCTACTTCCCTGTTCTCCTCAAACAGCATCTTTGCTGCTACGTGGAAAGTGAGTAGCGCATTGACGATTGGGTCTTCACCCTTGTAGTCCTCTGCGTGAATGGTGTTGTACACAGGGCTCTCTGCGTCATCGTGGTGTCTTACGGCAACGTACAAGTGCCCTGCCATAAGCATCATGGTGACAGTACAGTCGCGCTTGGTGTCCTCGTCTTGGTCTGGTGCTGTAGAGGACTTTGCGCCAAGCCGTATGAGAACACCAACGGTGTCCTTGTCCCTAGCGAGGTCAAGTGAGAGCCACCTGTCGTTGAGCGCTTCGTAGATGTCTTGGGTGTCTGCGACATGCTTGAGGTTCACAAGCGTGTCGGCGCTATGACCCTCGATAGTGCCATCACCTTGGACAAGATGTGCCTTGCCGTTGGTGACATCGTTGAGCGCTTGCTCCCTGTCGCTTGGCTCATCTACTACTGAGATAGAGAACATCTGATGTGTCTCATCTATCCTGCCAAGTTCGCCCCACATGGCTTGCTCTACTGCTTGGAACTCAGAGTTGATGCTCTCTGTTCTGTCTGAGCCAAGCGTCTTGCCTGCCTCGTCCATTATCTGTTGGACTTGTGCCAGAACATCTTCTTCATTGGTCATTGGTTTCTCCTGTTGGGTTGTTGTCGGCGTTCGCCGACCCTGCGAGTATGCCCGACCCCGAGCCCGTCGTCAAGCGAACGCGTGTTCGCCCCCAAATCCGAGAAATCCCTTTGCTCCGAATGACTTCGGTAGCGGTAGCGGTAGCGCTACTCCTCAGTTTCCTTCAACTGTTTGATGCGCAACAAGGCATACTGTTTGCTTCTCGCAACAGCATCCTCATCAAGGGCATCTGCAACGCCGTCGCACAGATTGCTGATGTAATCGCGCAATGCTGGCCGCACTTGTAGTGCAAGCACTACCAGTTCGGTCAGTACTTCTTCGGCTACGCGCTTTTCTTCTTCGCTGAATTCGTAAATGTTAATCATTCGCTTTAGCACTTTTGTCTCGATTCATCTCGTACTGCTTGGATGTATGCGCCGTCTTGTTGTGGCACACTGGCGCTTGAGATAACTGCACGTGGACAACTATCGAGTTGTCACAGTTGGGGCAAGTCCACTTCTCTTTCACAAGTCCACCAGTTCCCACTCGGATTGCGAGAAGCCTCGCACCTTGCCGTCTGGTTGGATGTACACCCATGTTGGGGCGTCGGGGTCACAGTGACAGCCGACGACACTTCGCTTATCGTGGACGATTACTGCGTCGCACTTTTTGCACTTTACTGCCTGGTTTTGCATTCTTCTTCCTCCAATTGGTTTCTGATGCCGTTAGTTTTCCTTCACGGTACAGGTGGCACGCGCACTCACACCCCTCAATGTCAGCGGTTTCCCACTTCTTGAGTGCGCGTTCCACCGTACCGCAGTGGTCGCAACCGTAAATCAGAACGGCTGTTCCACTACTTGCTCTGGCTCTTCTGAGGTGCATGTCCACAGAGATGCATCAGGGAACGATGCAACCTTGTTGATGAGCCACACTGGCTTCTCTTCACCTTTCTTGGTGACGAGCATGACGCAGTCGCCTGGGTTTGCTGGATGACGGAGTTTTGCACCCCAAGTTCCATCCTTGAGTTTGTACCACGTGTTTGGGTTTGCGTTGTCATTCATGTCTAGTTATCACTCCCCTGGCTGATAGCCAGTTTTAGTCGGTCCACCATGGATTTGTACATGGCTAGTTGTTTCTCCAACTCGGTCACCCGATGCTGGAGGTCTTTCTTGTCCTCACGTAGCGTATCAACCACAATCTGCAGTTCATTCAGCCACGCTTGGAACACTTGCTCGTCGCTCATGCTTGCCCCAGGATTGATGCAAGTATTTGCTCGCCATCGCGTTCGCGTTGTTTGGGTGAGAGCCCACCCCAGACTCCAAATGGAATCTTGTTGTTGATTGCATAACGCATACAGTCCTTGTAGACGGTGCACGTTTTGCATATGGCGATTGCTTCTTTGTATACCCTGTTCGCTGCTGTCTCTGGGAAGAACAGCGCTGGGTCTGCATCCTTGCAGGCTGCGTGTTCTTTGAACCTGTCGTCTTTGTCGACCAGTTCCCATTCGCTCAATAGGTCCATGTAGTTATATCCCCCACGGCTGGAAGCCGTTTCCGTTGTGTTCTTTCGAATAGTCATAGATTGCTTTGGCTGCTTTCAGGTTGATTGCTGGGTCGAATAGTTCCTCGCAGCCAACCTTAGTGAGCACGCCAATGCTTTGCAAGTATCCGTTTGGATACCAGCGAGTTGGCAGGCACCACGAACGGTCATTGACCTGCGTAAGCCCAATGTCGGTAGAGCCATCAGCATTCAGTGTCGTGTTGTGTTGGGTCGGGTCGCACCTGGATTCGCGCCACATGACGTAGTCCAATGTGGGCATCTCCTCTGCGCCCCAACCCATTTCTTGTGCCAACCCCCACCACTGACCACAACGGTTGTGGGCGGAATCACCAGCGTTGGCAGTAGTAGTGGGGGTTGGTTCAACCGTGGTTGTTGTGACAACCGTGGTTGACGTAGTCGTAGTTGTTTGTGGTGCAGAAACCTCAGCCCTGTCTGTTATCCCAAGTGCTAACAGTGTTACTGAGATTAAGCCCAAGATTCTTGGTGCGTATTCCATGTGTTGCTCCAGTTCTATAGAGGGGTTTTACCTCGGTCGGTGGGAATACCAGTAACCAGCGACCGAGGCCGACAAGCCCTCAGGAGGAAAGGGACCCTTTATCTTGTCGTTTCTCCATGTCGTCTATGAGTGACACTATCTGACTGAATTCATCAAGGTCCATCAGCACGATGCCCTTGCTGGTTCCGTCAGGCATTGCGACCATCACGAACGGGCGAATGTCGCCCACCGCCTTCGCCGCATAAGACTGGGCTTTAGCGGCTTGGAAACGGGTAGCAATCGGACCGACCTGCGCGCCTGCTTTGATTTCACAAAGAAAGCGACCGCCCCAGTTTTCCTCGTGACGGGTAAGATGACCGCCCAGCCCCAGTTTTTTACGGGCACGACGCGCCTTTGAATCGCCTTTTGTTCTATTGCGACGACCTCGCGCGGCAGGGTCGGAACACCCTCTAACTCTTCGTACGCCATGTCGGTCGGGTCTTCCCAAAGTACCAAACATAGGGCACGGTTCATTGGAACATTTGTCATAGTTGCCTTGGCAATAGCCTTTGCGTTCACGTTCAGGAGACACGGTTGGCGCGTGCTTCGAGAGCCTTGATTGCCTTGTTTGCTTCACCCTTAGTAAGCATATCCAACTTGTTGATTGGACGGTTGACAATGTCGGCAACTGTCTCGGTTTGCTTTGGTCGCTCACCAATGCCGTTTGCCATCAGCATGGCGCGCAACTTGCCAATCTGTGCGCTGCTTGCTGGGGCGCTCGGGTCCTTGATTTGTGGCTCCTCTTCGGTAGCCGTAGGGAATACAGCCTGCACCTGCTGCACGAAGCCTTCAGTTTTGGTTGGCTCTGCTGGCTTGTTCTGCATCTTCTTGAATGCATCACGCAACTTGGGCATGGACGAATCGGTCAGATTGTTGAGGTCAACGTCTGCCTCTTTTGCCACATCCTGTGGGTCAAGACCAACCTTGGCGCACGCTTCACGGAACTTGGTGACCAAGTCCGCGTCGTTGCGGGGAGCCTCGGTCATGCGCTGTACCTTCTCCATCTCCTGTCGGCTGGGACGGGGCTGGGTCTTGGAGGCGTATTTCCAGTTGGCCAAACACCTCCCGATTGCGGAGGTCTCTGCGTTTTCTACGTGAGATGTGCGGTTCACTGGGCTGGCATCGCGCACTTCTTCTGCGAATCCAGTTGCCACTGGGCGTGGGTCGCTGATGTCTTTGTACACCTCAGCCTTGAACACCACACGGCTGTCGTCGTAATGGTGGATTGAGGTGAAGACCTGCCCGTTCGGGAACTCTTCCCAGAACTTGGCGAGCCTTTGCTCAACTGTCTCGTAGTTGTCCAGATTGAATCTCATTGTTCTTCTCCTTGTTTGCTGATTTTGAATTGCCTGTATGTGGTTGCTTTCTTGTATTTCTGGTATAGAGCAGAGTGTTCTTTCTCAAACTTCTTCTGGTCGAATGAGTTACGAACAACTGGTTTCCATGTAGCCACGACTACACCGTCAATGACAGCATACTGTGACTCGCCCATCATCTTGCACAGTTCAGCCTGAATCTCAGATGCTGAGTCTGTCAGCGTCTTGATGTGGGCATTGGTTTTCTGTAGCAGGTTGATGAGTTCGTTTGCCTCCTTGGGCAGTTCAACGCTTGTGTCCTTGGACTGTTTGTGCAGTTCCTTGACATTCTCGTACGTGGGTACCACATCGTCTGGGTACATGCCCATGTCCACATAGGACAGCAGCCTGCGACAAGCCTCAATGTGTATGCGCTTCTCATCAGACGTGACGTTCTGTGTGTGGAACTTGAGGTCCAGGTCGCCATCAAGAATGCACCAGATGACCTTGTCTGTGCCAGTACAGATGGCTTGCTGTACGCCCTGCCAATACCACATGTCTGGCATCTTGTTGTCCCAGCGACGCTTGCGTGTCTTGATTTCGTGCACCAGACCATCTGTGTTGATGGCATCTATGGTTGCGATAAGGCGCACGCCGTCCTCTTCGTAGACGTACATCTCTTGTGGCTCGTGCAGTTCGTAGCCAAGCAGTTGCGATGACCAGTTCCTGATTGGTGTTTCAAGGACGTTGCCTCGCATCATCGCCGAGTTCGGCTCTTTGGGTTGCGGCGGTTCGGCGGCGATGAGTTCGGTGACTAAGTCAGCCGTCGTCATATATGGGTTGACGCCGTGCACTGACGCTGCGACGCTCGCCGAAATTCGGGCGAGACCATTCTCATCTTTCCATCGCACTGCCAGCCATTCGGCGGAGCCGTGCGTCGGCTTGCTGATTTTCCTGATATTCATTGAGCCTCCTTCGCTCGTTGATGACATCCTAGGGTGTGCGAATTCGTTTTGCAACCCAATCTGGTTCGCCGAGTACGACAACCTTTTGCACCATCCCAGTCGGAATGTGTGTGACCATGCCGACGGTTTCCATTTCTGGTTCTTCGTCGGGGCACCACGAACACGTGACCGACACGTATCCTTCCAGCAAATCGGGCCACAGCCAGCCGACGCTAATCACGTGCTGAGGTTTGGCTTTGTATTCTTTCGTGTTTATCCAGCCGTTCTGCGAATCGAACGCATCAATCCAGTGCACCGCAACCAACGACCACGGGCAGCGAGTGAGTTCTTCAGCCGTCATACGCTTCACCATGCAGTAGCAGGGAGATGTCTGCTGGCTTGAGCAGGTAGCCCCATGCTGGGTTGTGTGAGTTTCGTGCGAAGTCGCGCGTCTCCAGCGTGTCCTTGTTTGCTTCTATAAAGCGCTTCAGTCTGTCTACTGCCACGATTATGAAACCTCCATCCATGGAGAAAATGTACACCCACCATTGTGCCTTGGTTACCTGCAGCCCAGACGGCACCCAGCGTCCACATCGGCGTGGATTCTGTCGCATCTCCACTGCCATGTTTCCATTGCGGTAACGGTCAGACTTCACTTCAAACGAACCCTCAACGAGGCTCTCCAACATTTTGCGTATGCGGCCCTCGCCCATCTGCCCATACTTCAAATCCTTGGCAAAGCAGAACGTGTTGGACTCAATGTCCCATTTGCTATTTTTCATTGTTGTTCGCCCTTGTTGTGCGAATCATTTGCAGGCAACCCATGTACCCGATTGCGTCAATGATGTTGTCGGGCAAGTCTTGCTTACTGTTGAGTTCGTGCATCAAGCGCGACAGTTTTACGCACACCATGAACAACACGCCGTCTTCAGCGGTCATCATGTCCTTGCCCTTCAGCGCATTGAAGATGGCAACTGTTCGCGAGTAATCATCCAGCGGATGAGAGTAAGTGTTCTGTCTGTCGCGCGTGATTAGTTCATGCGCTTTGAGAAGAATCTCCGCGCCTGCGGTTGGGTCGTGCATTGTTCCCCCTTGAGAGTTGTTCGACTTTGGTTATCAAATTCCACAACTCATCCTGTTGGGCTACCCCTGGGTAGACCTTACGCAGATAGGTCGCTATTGCCTTTAACTCTAGTTTGCTTAACTGCTCGCCCATTGTCAAGTATCCCCTGTTCGGCGTGGAACTCTATGTGCTTGTCCAGCCGTTCGTCAACCCTGTCCACCTTGTCCTCTACCCGCTGCTGGGACTTACGCAATACTTGGAGCAAGCCGACGACTACTTGATGGTCGGTATGGTTCTCCCTGCGGAACTGTTGGATGATGGCGACTACGATGCCACCGACTGCCGTTACTGCCGCAGCAACAATGAGCGCGGCATTGGAGTCCACGTCACGCCTCAGGCGCAGGACGTGTAGCAAGCCACTGTTTTACAGCCTCAGGAGTAGCATCACCAGCCACATAGCGCAGGTGCCATGGTTCGCTCTGCAACTCCCAAGAAAATCCGAAGCGTTGGGCGTTCTTCAACAGCCATTCTAGGCGTTTGCCACTGGCATTGGCAATGTCTATGGCCACCCCGAGGTTATGGTTGGAGGTACCTGGCACCGCCATCGGCGCCATGCCCTTCTTCAGGTACCACGCTTTGCCTTTGTAGATGCGCGGCTTTTGCTTGAGGAGTTTCTTGCTCGGGTTGTCAGTGTGCCTTTGGTAGAAGCCATACTCTTGGGTTTCGAGCGAACGGTAGGTGTCCGCTTGCGAGGTTGGGGAGAGGTCGATGCCTTCGGCGTTGGCGGCTGCGTCCATTGCTTCGTATGCGTCAGCCGCACAATGATGGAGTTTGCCTTTGCCTTCAATGCCGCGAAGAAGTTCTGGACCGAGTTCACCAGGTTTTACCCCTTTCAGGTGAGAACACAAAGTTACCTTGACAATCGGGAGGACGGTTGCCATTACTTCTTCCCGAACGCTTCAGCAATCTCCTCACTTGTCAACTCGCCGTCAGTGGAGGCGGCTGCAAGTTTCTGGATGACCTGAACAACAGCCATGAATCCTGCCAATAGGGCGGACTTGGCTACCGACACGCCGATGACTGCACCACCCGTAACGGCTGGCAGGGCGTTGGCAAGGAACAAAGAGAACAGGCGCTGTCCCAGGTCAAGGAACTTGGCGACGGTCTTGTTTGCTACTTCCATGAATCTACTCACTGTCTTCCCCTATCGTGAAGGTCAGCAACGAGTGTAGCACCAGTGCTACGCCCGTAATCCAGAGGGCTTGCTTCAACGTAGGACCCGAAAGGGTAATCAACACAAGCCCAGTGCCCGCGAGGGTCCAGGAGTTTTCGGTGACGTACGACAGGAACTTCTTCATTATCGTCGCATCCTAGTTGATGCCCCTGCTGCTGCGGTCATAACAGTGCCTGCAGTAACAGCGATGAGGGTGCGGCGCTGAGACACGGGAATCTTGGAATCCACAGGAATGTAGGTATCCAGCCCTGATTTGTAGATGTCGACCTCTTCTTCAAACGCTTCCCTGATTTCGGTTGGTGCGTTCTGAACGGCGGCTACCAGGGCGGCGACCTGCTCCTCATCCAACTCCTCGACCTCTAGGGCGGCGAACACTTCGGTTGCCTGGTCGGGTTCTAGCGATACCAAAAGTTGTGCTATTTGGGAACTATCGGTATCGCTATTCAGGGTAACCTGTGGGGGTGGCGCTGTTTCTGGGATTGTGGTTGTCGATAGGACTGTTGTTGTTGTTGACGGTGGGGTGGTTGTCGTTTCTGGGACGGATGTTGTCGGAGGAACCGTTGTGCGAACCGTCGTCGTGCTGCTGTGAGTCGTCGTCGTTGAAGGCTCAACGGTTGTTGAAGGAGGAATCGTTGTTGTCGGGGGAAGCGTTGTCGTCGTCTCAGGAACGGTTGTCGTAGTCGTAGTTGCAGGAGGCGGCGCCTCTGTGGTAGTTGTAGTCGTAGAGGAGGAGGTTGTCGTTGTTGTCTGAGGTTCTGTGGTGGTGGTTGTCGTACTGGAGGTGGGTGGCACCGTTGTTGTGGTTGGCACTGTTGTCTCTGGCACTGTGGTGGGAGCGATGGTGGAGGTAGTCGTAACAACGGGCGTGTCAGTCCAAAACCATTCCTCAGGAACAGGCAACCAACCAACCCCCGTATAGTGCAACAAGGTTGCGTGTGCCCCACCACCGTTCTCGTAATACCAAGCAAGTAACTGTTTCGGTTCACCATCAGAGAAGTCAACGTCAGCGGTTTGCCCGCAGCCGCCACCACGGTCATACCAATCGTTGATAACCACCTCAGAATCCAAGATGAGTTTGAAGCCGTCATCTGATGCGGCACACAGGTAATAGGTTTGCTGGTCTGGTGGTAGCAGCCAGCCAGTCCAACGCACCACCACATCCTCTGTGACGTTGCTGCCGAGGATTGGTCCACCTCCCCACGCGTATTCGATGTTTGGGGATGTCCCTTCGTCAACTACGGGTGTGATTGGTGGGAGTGGGGGTGCTGCGTTGTATTGGTTGTTTTGTCCTGTCCGATTGTCGTAGACGGTGTAGGTGAGTCCTGGTTCAGGTTGGGCGTTGGCTTGGGTGGTGAGGGCGAGTAGGGCTGCTGGCGTGAAGATGAGCCAGCGGTACCTATTCGATTTCTTGGGTTGTCGGTGCGACGAATACATCGTTCACCGCATCATAGATGTCACCGATACCAGCGTACTTGCCACGCTGAGAACCGTCTTGCCAAGTTTCCAACCACAACGACACATCACCATAACGGGCAGGATTAGCGGCTATCCATTCCAACGAGCCAGCACACCGCACATCTGTCACGATGCCATTCTCAACTTTTGCAAAGATTCTATTTTCAGACATAAGCCAACTTCCTTATTTCGGGTCTTACTTCATGCATCTTTGATACACCCCACACCGAATCATCGTCAGTAGAACTACTGCGAATATCGGTCAGTTGATGTTCGTAGTCGGGCATAGCAAAGAACGAATAGATGCGGCGCAACACGGTTGCGGTGTCCGATACAAGTTCATCGTAATGAACAACCACACAGTTGTGCGGCATTGCTTTTGTCAAATTGTTGAATGATGCTTCGCAACGACGCAACATTTCATCTGGTGACGACAAGCGAGCCGCAGGATTTTCGCTTATTAGCCGTTCAAGCGAAGCACAAACTTCGCTTCTGTTCCTATCCATCACAATGAACTTTGGTTCGTTGGGTGCGAATCGCATAAGGTTCGCAAGATTTTCTGGCGTACCCCAAGTAAATGCTTTGTCAATAATTAGCGATTCGTTGCGGGCTGCATAAAAAGCGGGGATAACGGAACGCAAAACTGTATTCACGCCAACAGAATTTGGGTTTGCTTCTAACGCAACTTGTTCAGCCCACAGGCGTTCGGTGTGGTAAAGCGTATTGCAAAGTGGCGATGACGATGACACGAATACATCGGGGTTTTGATTCAGCAGGCTTGCAAGCAGGGTTGAACCTGAGCGTGGCATACCTGCCAAATAACTAATCACAACTTGAACCTGATGTACGCAATACCTGAGTATCCAGATGCACCGTCACTACTAATGTTTGCGGCACGACCTACACCACCGCCACCAGTGTTCGCTGAGCCGTTGCCGCTTCCAGCCGCACCGTTGCCGCCAGAGCCTCCACCACCACCACCGCCACCTTTGATGGTCGTTGCCGCTGACTCACCCAGCCAAGTTGAGATGTCCAAACCTGCGCCACCTGCGCCACCAACATTGCTAGAACCGTTTGACCCAACAGCAGAGCCACCGCCGCCGCCACCGCCGCCGCCATCGTATGCGCCAGATGAGCCACCACTGCCACCTGCTGAACCTTGCGTCTGAACTGTTGAACCGCCTGTGCCGTTGTTCTTTGCGCCACCACCAGAGCCACCGAAACCTGCACGGATTCCATAAAGCGGCGCATCACCACAGCCACCACCAAGCGCAGTAATTTCGTAGTTGTCGGTAGAATAAACAGAAGTTGGCTTGCCCGTGCCTGCATACACTTCGGAGAACCCACCCGTGCCACCAGCACCTACATCAACGGTGTAATCACCAGCCGCAAGGTAAATGGTTTGCAAGACAATGCCGCCGCCACCGCCACCACCAGAAGTTCCGTAGTTGGACTGTGAGCGACCACCCGCCCCACCGCCGCCTACCAAGCAGACATCAAACAGTCCTGCTTTGCTGACGGAAAGCGTGCCGTCATTTATCGCAGTCAGAAGTGTGTAGGATGCGCCCGAAACGGTGATGGTGCTACTTGATGCACCTGTGCCACTGAGCGTCGCTGTGCCGTAGCCCTGCACCACAATCGTGTCCGTTGTTTGTGATGACACATAACCTAGGTATGAACGAGTCATTCCACTACCTCACTAACAGGCTCAACGAACACATCATTCACAGCATCATAGGTGTAGCCAATGCCAGCATAAACGCCACGGAAGTTTCCGTTATAAGAAGTCTGCTTCCATTCACCAGCAATACCCAATGAAGCAATAAACGCCTGCCCGACAGGTTCGCTCTCAGGAAAATTGCCGCCACCACAATCATCATTGGAAACAACAATGACATTTGCGACTTTCCCATCGTGAATATTAGCAAAATGCGCCATAACTAAACCTTCCACCGAATATACACAATTCCAGAACCGCCATTACCGCCAGCACGAGCAGCACCGTTTCCTGCGCCACCGCCACCACCAGCCGTATTTGCTGATGCGGCATTTCCAACGGCATTGGAACCACCAGCACCACCGACAGAGGAACCGCCAGCACCGCCAGTTGCGCCGCCACCACCACCGCCACCAGCCTTGTAAAGAGCAGACCCGCCAATAAAGGTGGAAACATCGTAACCCGTGCCTCCAGCACCACCAGTCGTGCTTGCGCCAGAACTACCAGCACCTCCAGCGCCGCCACCGCCGCCTGCCGCAGTAGTGCTTCCAGCCGCACCACCAGAGTATCCCCAAAGTGTGCTTCCAAACTCGCTTGTTCCAGCAGAAAACGATTCAGTGGCACCTCCACCAGAACCACCATTTACCAAATTGCTTACTGCGTCAGTTGCACCACACCCACCACCAGCAGAAGCGGCGATGTTGCCCACCCAACTTGGCGCACCACGCTGAGCGTTACTTGTGCTTCCAGCCCCACCACCACCAATGGTTACGGTAACATTCGCATCTAAATAAATTGTTCCAAGAAGTTTTGCCCCCGCACCGCCGCCACCACCAGAGCGACTTGAACCGTCAGAAGTATAGGTTCTGCCACCGCTGCCACCACCACCAAAAGCAAGAACCTCAAATAAACCTGCCTTGGTAACCGTAAAAGTTCCAGTGCTGGTAAACTCAACTCCTGCGTAACCTGTTGGTGGTGACGATAATGTGGTTCCACCCGTGCCAGTGCCATAGCCATTCACATTGACAGTCTGTGTCGTTAGTGATGACACATACCCAAGTTGCCGACGAGCCGTAGCCATCAGTTACACCGCAATCGCGTTCACAAACCCAGTCAAAAGAATCACATCAGCAGTAGCAGCAAACGCCTTCACAACCTTCGCATTCTGCAAAATAAGACCAGGAATAATCGTCACCAACCCAGCCTCAGGCTGAACCGTCAACTCGATATTCCCATCAGCAGCCGTAGCCGTACCCCACTCAATCGTCAACTTCACAGCCGTAGCAGAAGTATTATTCGCATACAACCAAATCTCATCAAACGTACCCACCGTCGTACCAGCAACAGCCGTATGCACCGTCACCGTCGCAGCCGTCGAAGTACCAGTCACCTTGACAGCCAAACCATCAGTCGAACCCGACAACTTCTTCTTCGTGAACGTAGCCATTGTTACTCCTAACTAAAAACGTGAATCTGAATAATATCAACCGACGGAGGAATAACCGCCCAAGCAGCATCCGTACCATTGGAAGTCAACACCGTATCCGCAGCACCAATAGCGATACGAGCAAAATCAGGACCCGAACCCATCGTCAACAAATCACCACGAGTCGTCAACGTCGAAGCAAGTTTGTTCGCCTCATCCGCATCATCAGCAGAGAACACTGGGTAGATAGTCGCACCCGAAGAATGCGATTGGGCAGTCGTATCATCCTGCGCACGAGTCAAGGTCAGAGTCGACCCAGAGATTGTTGCTAGACACTTTTCTTCAACAGCAGTTCCTGGACTGATAACCACAAAGAACGGAACGGCAGCAGTTGATGGCCAGCCAGTGGTGGCTGCAATTGCAATGGACGTGTCTCCAGCACCAAGCGAGTTGGTGATGGTGGTCTGGGCTGCTGCGCCCTTATATTGTCTGCGCGTTACTGCTGGCA